GACAAAGACCATAGCAGCGTAGCGTATGCAGTAAGGATGCATAAAGATCGCCTTATCTATGGCGATTATCAGCATTACTACAAGGTAGCCTGTTGCGTTCTTGAGGAAAACCCGATGGCATGTATTGATAAACCCGACTTTCAATCTTTGGAATTGGAACTAAATAAACTCAACGAGGTTGTGTGTGAGTTATCTAAGTATAAAGAACTATATTTAACGCTAAAGAAAACATTCGATGAATTTTAACGTAGGCTTTTATCCCATCTATGGGCTTATCGTAGGAGCAAATTGGTCAAAGACTGATTACCTTGAAGAGGATATTGTGATGCATACAGTTCAGTTTGCATTGTTTGTGATAATTGTAGAAATTACTTGGAACTCCTCTCATTATTAGCCAAGCGCCAGACCGATTGGATTCGGATGTGCAAGAGCTTTGGTGCAAGCGATGACCTTGCGCAGGAGCTTGTTCAGGAGATGTATGTCCGGCTTTATAAGTATGTGGCTGATGCTGAGAAGATAATGTACAACGAGACCGATGTCAATACTTTTTTTGTATATGTTACGCTCAGGAATATGTATGGGAACTTAATGCGAGCGCGATCTAAATTTGAGTTTGTAGATGTAAACATCCTTGAAGAATATATCTTTGAAGATACGAACGAAGATGCAGAAATGCAACTCATAGCACTATATGACAAGGTGTGGTCAACACAGGATGATTGGCATTGGTATGACAAAAAGATATTTGCACTATACCACAACACCGACATGAGCATTCGCACATTAGCTGGCGAAACAAAAATTTCAGCACGTTCCATATTCAACACACTAAAAAATGCAAGAGAGCGAATCCAAGAAGACTGTGAAGACTCCTACAAAGCGTACAAAGAAGCAAAGCGGCTTGGGTGATACCATAGAGGCTATCACAACTACCACAGGTATTAAAGCCGCGGTAGATTGGTTTAGTGAAGCAACAGGCATTGACTGCGGCTGCGCTGCCCGTAAAGAAAAACTCAACAAGTTATTTCGGTACAGGAAACCCGAGTGCTTAACCAAAGAAGAATACGAGTTTGTTGGCAAGATGCGAGGCAGGAACACTGTAACTGCAATCGAGCAAACCGAAGTCAATAAAATCTACAATCGCGTATTCAAAGATTCTGTGCAACCTACAACTTGCGGTTCTTGCCTGCGCGGTAGGTTACAAGAACTTGAGACATTATACAATGCTTATGGTCAGTAATGAGCGCAGACAGTACTCCAACCAAGTTGGTGATTTAACTGCAAATAGATTTGTAGAAGCTTGTGAGGCCATAGGCTACTCTTGTGAGAAGTCAGATCGAAACACTGACATCTACGATCACATAGACTATTTTGTTACACGCCTTAATGGAACAACATCTGTAGACGTAAAAGGAGGTAACCATCCCAATACTATTTGGGTAGAGTTTAAAAATGTAAAAGGTAACAACGGGTGGATGTATGGCAAAGCCGAGTACATTGCATTTGATATGCCTGAGCTTGGTGGGTTTGTAATGGTGAGAACACAAGAACTTGCACGGCTATGTGAAGACATTGTAGAACCTGTATTTGTGACAAAGCAAGAAGCCACAAGAAAATACTACCAAAGAGAAGGCAGACAAGACATAATAAGCAGACTTGAGTTGCCAGACATCCAAAGATTAGTTTCATTTAAAGTTTTAACCTATGCCAATCCCTCAACCCAAAAGTGGTGAAAAGCAATCCGAATACATCCAACGTTGCTTGGAAGCTATCGGAAGCGAATACCAAGATAAAGACCAAGCGGTAGCAATTTGCTACACGCAATGGAAGGAGGACAAGTAGTCCTCTTTTTTTTTGTCGTGTTGTTAGTAATTAAATAATTTGTTATATATTTGTAGAACATTTAATACCAATCAGATGAAAACACTACTTAAAAACACGGCCTACTTCTGCGCTCTTGCGTTGACGTTTTGGGCTTATCTATGGACTCTTGAACTTCTTGGAATATGATATTTACTTATAATGACCTAAAGTTTTGGCTCGAAGATGCCGACCTTTTGCCACAGTCTTATTGGGATGCCCTTGAGGATTACGATCCCGACAATAAGAATAGCGATGAGATTCTTGCTAAGTTTCTCGGCTACGTTCACGTCGCTGACTTCTACAACTACGAGATGGACATAACCTACGTTGAAGAGACCTACAATGAGGATGGCTACACCAACACCGTAGCCTACCCCACCACATCTATTTATGGAGAAGCCCCAAAGCTTGCCGATGACATTTACACCAAGTGGTTGAATTGGGCAACAACTGTAGCATCAGAAGAATAATTAAAACCAATCAAATGAAATATCAAACTATATCACAACTGCTCCGAGAGCTGAAGTCAGTAGACATATCTGAATCAATCCTCAAAGACATTGAAACCATTGAGAAGGTTACCTTGCGTATTGCCTACCATGATGCCTTGCTTCGCGTGCCCTTTGAGCAATGGTACCAATCGACATTTGAAAAGTAAACATTTTTGCTTACATTTACTAAAACCAATCAGATACAATGACAATTTTTGATCAAGCCAATGAGATCATATTTGAGCGCAATGAAGAAAAGGAGCGCCAATATGGTCCAATAATTAAATCAATGAGCTCGGCTGCTGTAATAGCATCAGAACTTTGCGGTAAAGAAATCACCACAGAAGATTTTTACAAGTGTATGATGGCGCTTAAGCTATCAAGACTTGGGTACAGCAGTAAGAGAGACACCATATTAGACCTTATTGCTTACGCAGGATCGTTTGATAATTTTAAAAATGGTGATTATGAAAAATAAAACACAGCTTGTTAGTGTACTTAAAAAGCTAAAGTATAATCTTGATCATAACATTTTTGTTATAGATGGCGCTACAAAGATGGTTGAGGTGCTAAATGCCAATATGATACTTGATCCAACAGACAAGATCATTAAACTTAAGGGCAGGCAAACGCCAACTAAGTACGTAGAGCAAGAGCTAAAATGGTACGATTCTCAAGACTTAAGTGTTAGCGAGATTGGCAAGCACGCAGCACTATGGCTTAAGATCTGTGGTGTTGACAGTAAGATCAATTCTAACTATGGTCACCTTGTTTACTCTGATTATAATCACAATCAGTACGAAAATGCTTTGATGCAACTAAAGCAGAGCAAGCATTCACGTAGAGCAATAATGATTTACAACAGACCGTCAATGCACGGTGATAGTGTTGAAAACAGTAAGAATGATTTTATTTGCACGCTAGCGCATCATTTCTTTATAAGAGATAACAAACTACACAGCGTTGTTAATATGCGATCTAATGACGCGATATATGGCTTCTTCAATGACTTTTATTGGTTTGCCACCGTCCAAGAACGTTTCTTGCAAGACGTGAAGAAATTATACAAGGAAGTAGAAATTGGACACATGTACTATAATGCCAACAGTTTCCACGTTTATGAAAAGCACTTTGATATGTTAAACCTAATTTTTAAGAAAAATGATTAAAAACCTAAAACACAGACTATCTTCTAACCACGACAAAAAACCAACTATATCAAATGCTGATGTTGTTGAAATGTTTGGCACTGGCGTGAATGACAATATAAAATTGTTGTATATAGATCATTCCATTGTATTAGAATATAAAGAAAATAGACAGTCGTTAACCTGGCAGTGCACCTCTCAGCTGCCTAATAATTTAGAAGTTCCAACTGTTGGCCATCCTGTTTTTTACAACGTCACACAATACACTGAGCTGCTTACTGATGAACTTCAAGCAATTAGAGATTGGGCTAACGATAGAAATTTAATATCTCAAGGCGATACAAAAACACAATATCTAAAACTATTAGAAGAATGTGGCGAACTATCGCAGGCTATTTTAAAGTCTAACAAAGTTGAGTTGATCGACGCCATTGGTGACATCATTGTTGTTCTAACGAATCTTGCTGCAATAGAGGAAGTTAAGATCGAAGACTGTTTAAACTCAGCTTATAATGTTATAAAAAACAGAAAAGGTAAAATGATTAACGGTACATTTGTAAAGAACATTTAATATCAAAACCAATCTTATGAAAATTATAGAACTTTTAGACGGCAGCACTTGGGATATGGAGACAGTCCTTGAAAAGATGCACGATGATGAATTTTACTACGGCGTACTTGGTAAGAACGCTCTGTCTTCATCTGCTTGCAAGCTGCTACTTACCTCGCCAAAGACGTACTACTACGTTACAAAGTATGGCAACGATGATTCTGATGCGTTTGCAGTAGGTCGCTTAGTACACTTAATGGCCCTTGAGCCGCACAAAGTGGCTGACTACGAAGTGATTGAGGTGCAGAGCAAGTCGGCTAAGGCTTGGCAAGATGCAAAAGGAAAGCGTAACCTATGTACCCGCAAAGAGTACAACGAGGCTCAGAGAATATCTGATGCACTGCTTCGCAATGAGAACGTGCTTGGCTTGCTCACAGGCTGCGAGTTTGAAGTACCAAAGATTGGTATGATTGGCGGGCTGCCCTTTAGGGCGAAGGCTGACATCTACGCTGATGGTTTCTTGGCTGATTTGAAGACGACAACCGACCTACGAGCATTCCCTTACTCTGCTAAGAAGTATGGTTACGACGTACAAGCGTTCATCTACACCAGATTGTTTGGAGTGCCGATTGACAAGTTCTTCTTTATCGCTATTGATAAGGCAAGTTTAGACATAGGTATTTATGGAGTTAGCCCTGAGTTTGTAGCAGAAGGTGAGCGCAAGACTTTAGAAGCGATCGAGACTTACAAGAAGTTTTTTATCTTAGGTGAAGACTTAGACTCATACACAGTTGTAGGTACGTTATGACTGACATCACCAAATGCAGCGGAACTGACTGCCCACTAAAAGAATCCTGCTATCGTTACACCGCACCAACGGGGATGTATCAATCTTTTTTTGTTGGCGTACCTATCAAGAACGGTCAATGCGAATACTATTGGGGTGAAGCCTCACAATCAACATACGAGCAATTAAAAGAAATCTTTAAAACCAACGAGTAATGCGAGACCAATTCATGAGGATAGCTATGGCGCAGCTCCGTAGCACCTACCCCTTCAAGCCCCAACGCAGAGCAATAGCTGCTCGGATGTGGGTAAAGTACTTAGAGCGTAAGAATGGATAGACCATTCGTTCTCGCGTTCCACAAGCAGAACTCGGGTGTTTCACACCATAGGACATTTGCCCCTTTGATATGTCACAAAGGAGTAGATGTCTTTTTCATTGAGAAAATAACCGACATTGACCCTGAGATATGGCCTAAGGTTACTCACGTCTTTACCTCAAGGGTTTTCCCCGTTGAGCCGTTTGATGACTTTGTAAAGCTCTGCCGAAAGGAAGGCATTAAGTTAATTGTTGACAATGACGATTGGTGGGTGCTGCCTCCGACCCATCCTTTGCTTGGTGTCTATTCTGATCAGATGAAGATGAAGATTATTCGCTCTATGAAAGCAGCGGATGAGGTATGGGTGACTAACAAACACCTTGCCTCAAAGGTCAAGAAGTACAATACCAACATCCGAATCATCCCCAATGCAATCAGCGTAGCTACGTGGCAGGTAGAACGTAAACCAAGCGATGAAGTGCGCTTCGGGTATATAGGGGGCAACCACCACTTAATAGACGTAAGGGAGTCTACAATCAATCTTGAAGGCTATCAAGGGTATGTTGCGGAGGTAGATGGCTACCCAGATATTATGAGGGCAAGCCATAGGCTTCCTACGATGCCACCAACACACTACCATAAACTCTACGAGTTCTTTGACGTGAGCCTCGTACCGCTTACGACATCGGAGTTTGCCAAGTGCAAGTCGCACCTAAAGATGCTTGAGGCAGGCTTCAGCAAGTGCGCTCTAATAGTGAGCAACACACAACCCTATTCACCATACATCACAAAGGATAACTGCATTGCTATCAAGCACCCAAGCGAATGGGCAGGAGCAATCAAGAGGCTAAAAGAAAACCCCAACCAAGTGGCTGACCTAACGGAATCGTTATACGAGTATGTTCAGGACTTTACGATGGATAAGATAAACGAACTACGATGCTTTACATAGTCACTCCCTGCTCACGCCCTCATAACCTCGTTAGGCTAAAACAACATATCCCTGCCTACGCAACGTGGGTTGTGATGATGGATGCCTCTACCAACTACAAGGGAGCAACAGGCGCATCAGTCACACACTACTCCACACGCACAGGCAATATGGGTAACCCCCTACGCAATGAGTTCCTTGAATTGTATGCTGATTCCTTTACCAAAGAAGATTGGGTGTACTATCTGGATGATGACAACATCCTGCACCCAAAATTCCTTGAGGAGTGGAACAACCTAAATGCTTTGGACTGTTCTATCGTAACGTGGGGGCAAGTAGGTAGGCTACGCCCTACCGACCAACCAAGAGTCGGCAACATAGATACCGCCTGCTATATGTTCAAACCATACGACCTACCCAACCTACGCTTTGAGATGACCTACGAGGCAGATGGAACCTTTGCCCAAGCAGCATCCGAGCAAGGAACACTTATCTGCGTAGAGCAGTATCTTTGTTATTACAACGCATTACGATGAAAAGCTCAAAAGACATAGACGGGTGGTTCAACCACCAAGCAGCATACGATTACCTCCTTGCTAATATGCCCGAAGACGGCACGTTCGTAGAGTTGGGTGCGTGGCTCGGTAAGTCATCAGCTTACCTATGTGACAAAGCAACATCCCAAAACATCACAATCATAGATACGTGGAAGGGTTCACCAAACGAACTCACTACCACCCACAAGCTCGCAACGGAGGTAGACATCTACGACCTGTTCTTAGAGAATATGGGAGAGCGTAAGTACAATGTAATCAAAGGAACATCCAAAGTAGCTGCAAAAATGTTTCTCAAGGAATCCCTTGACGTGGTATTCATAGACCTCACCCATACCTATGAGGCCGTAAAAGAGGACATCAAGCTATGGCTACCCAAAGTCAAGAAGGGAGGCTTCATAGCAGGAGATGACTACCACCAACATTGGCAGGGTGTAATCCAAGCCGTTGATGAACTCCTGCCACACGCCACGTTCATTGATGACTGTTGGATATACCAAAGGTGAAGAACCACACCAAAGTATATCTGAAGGCATTTGGCTACGATACAAATTCGTGGATAGCCTGCGAAGTCTGTGGAGGTACTGCCGTAGACATCCACCACATAGAATCTCGTGGGATGGGTGGAAGCAAAATTGCTGATACCATAGAAAACCTGATGGCACTATGTCGTAATTGCCACGTTGCTTATGGCGATATTAAAGAATGGAAGGAGCGACTTAAAGCAACACACAACCACCACCTATCAAAAAGAGTTATTTAGATACAACCGAAAATAACGGAATTGAACGGATATGAAAGATGACAAAGGCAGGTTCATAGCAGGCAACACAGGAAGGCCA